AATCGTAACTACAGCAAGCGCTACTCAAGTTAGAACTGCTTTACTTTCATAATTACTAACTTAGGTGGGGGTTTTTACCCCCACTAGACATAAACAATGGCAGTAACAAAAGTAGATATAGCTTCAAGAGCATTAATAATGATAGGTGCAAATCCTATTTCATCATTTACAGATGGAACAACAGAAGCATTAACAACAAATACAATATACGAAGAAATAGTAGAATCTACTCTAGTAAGATCAAACTGGAGATTTGCTACAGGACAAAAACAATTATCATTACTAGCTGATGCACCAGCTGGTAGATTTGAATACGCATATCAAATCCCAGCTAATCCACAGTGTTTAAAAATTATAGCAATAACTTGTAATGATGCATTACTTACATATCAAAGATATGAAGATAAAGTTTACTTAAATGGTTTTGGTCAAAACAGTACAGTAATAATGGATTATATCTTTAGACAGAACGAGGATCATTTCCCACCTCATTTTCGTTTAGCTATAGAATATAAACTAGCTAGTATCTTTGCTGGTAGTATAGCAAGAGATGCAGCTATGGTTAGAGAGTTTGACCAACTTTCTGAAAGACAATTACTTATAGCTAAAAATACTGACTCACAGGAAACTACAACAAAAACGCTGTCTACTAATCGATTTATTACAGATAGGAGAAGCAGTCGTAGTGGACTTGTTCAGTCATAATGCCGAGAAAAGTAAGACAAGTATATACAAATTTTTCTGCTGGAGAAATAAACAATCTCTTAAATGCTAGAACAGATGCCAAAGCATATTTTGAAGGTGGTAAACAAGTAAGAAACTGGTATCTTCTTGATGAAGGTGGAGTAATGCGTAGACCAGCTACAGAATATATGGCTACCTTACCAGCAGAATGTAGACTAATACCATTTATATTTTCTAATGATGAAGTAGCTTTATTTGTTTTATCTAACAATAGATTAGATGTATACAACTCTAGTGGATCAGCAATACAATCTAACATTACTTCTAATTGTAATTGGACTACTGCACAGCTATTTGAATTAAACTTTGCACAGTTTGGAGATACTGTATTTATTTGTCATAGAGATAATCCTATTAGACAAATTAAAAGAACTTCTGCTAGTACATTTGTTGTAAGTGCATTTGCATTTGAAGAAGATGATTCTGTTACAGTAGGTGGTGTAAATAAAACTACACAACCATTTTATAAATATGCAGACAGTACAATTACAGTTACACCAGCAGCTACAAGTGGTACTGGTGTTACTTTGACTGCTAGTGCTGATGCTTTTGTATCAGGACATAATGGTACATATTTAAAAATAGGTGGTAAACAAGTTAAGATTACTGGGTTTACAAGTGCAACACAAGTTACAATAACAATAGTAGAAACACTTGCTGGAACAAGTGCAGAAGCAGATTGGGCAGAACAATTACTATCTAGTGTAAGAGGATTCCCACAAGCTGTGTCATTCCATGATAATAGACTTTGGTTTGCTGGAGCTAGAGATAAACCTTCAGCAGTTGTTGCAAGTCAAATAGGAGGATATTTTAATTTTGATTTAGGAACAGGATTAGCAAATGAAGGTATAAACGTATCTATTACTGGTGATACTGTAAATGAAATAAGACATCTAGTATCATCAAGAAACTTACAAATCTTTACAGATAGTGGAGAGTTCTTTGTACCTGTATCTTCTCAATCGGCTGCTATAACACCAAGTAGTATATCTTTTTTAAGACAAACACCTTATGGCTGCAATAGAGCTAACCCAATACCTTTTGATGGTGCTTCTTTGTTTAGTCAAAAAAATGGTAAATCAATTAGAGAATATGTATTCTCAGATGTAGAACAAGCATATAGATCAACAAGTGTATCTGTATTAGCTTCTCATTTAATTGATACACCTAAACAATTATCAATGATTACAGGTAATGAAATAAAACCAGAACAGTTTGCTTTTTTCTTAAACAGTGGCACAACACATGATGGTAAAATAGCAGTCTTTCATAGTATTAGAGATGAAAAGATTGCTGGTTGGACAATGTATGAAACACAAGATGGAGATAAATTTCATAGTATTACAGCTCTAAATGATAAATTATTTGTAGTAGTAAAAAGAGTTATGCCTAGTGGTACAAAATATTTATTAGAAAAATTTGCTAATGATGATAGCATTACACTAGACTGTTCTACTACAACTACTGTATTTCAGAAAGGTACACCTCTAGTAAATGGTGGCTCACAATCTGGTAACACTTTATCAACAGATGGATTTACTACTGCACCAGCAATACAAGAAACTTTTACTATAGCTGGAAATGCAACAGAATATACAATAACTGCTGTTACACAAACTTCTGCTGGATTTGATTTACAATTAAATAAAAATCTTGCAGCAACACCATCAGATAATGCTGCCATTACAATAGTAGATGGATTTATGCATACAGTAAATGCTATCTATGACAATACAGATAAAGTATTTGCAGTATTTGGTAATGGATCATTAGGTGAATTTACAGTAGATTCTAATAGTAGAATTACTCTTACATCAGCACCTTTTCCTACTGGTGTTCGTGTAGGATTTAATTTTACACCTATATTAGAAACTATGCCAATAGATAAAGAAATAGACAGTGGGCCTTTGACTGGTCAGCCAAAAAGAGTTAATAAAGCTATAATAGATATATCTGGTGGTTTAGATATAACTATGAAAGCACAAGATTTGTCAGCAAAAGAATTAGTAATACAACAAGTAAACTTTACAGCTGGTAGTGATTTATCAGCAGTAACAGATAAAAAAGAGTTTAATTTTTTAGGATATAGTAAAAGTCCAACAATTACTATTTCACAAAACGATCCTTTACCATTAAAGGTATTAGGAATAGCTATGGAGATACAGTTTGCATGAGTTCTGAAATAGGTACATTATTTGAATCATTTAAAGATGTAGATAGTTCTACATATTTTATTGCAGCTACTGGAGCAAGAACTGTTTCAGAAATAGCTAGTATACAATCTCAAAGAGCAGCTTTAGCAAGAGAAAATTATAGAGTAGAAACAGAAAGAAGATTAGCAAGACTAAAAGCAATAGAGGCAGAAAATGATAGACGAGATGTTGCTTTAGCAGAATTAGCACAAAATAAAGCATTTCAATCTACTGCTGGATATTATGATGATGGTATGAGTTTTTTAAATATTAATAAACAAGTAGAAAACAAAATGAATAAAGACATAGCTACTATTAGATTAATGGGTAATGCAGTAGATAATAAATTTACAAGCATGTTATTTGAAAATAATATGAAAGAAAAAGATTTAGTATTTGGTGGTTATACTTCTATTGCCATAGGATTAACAAATGGCATGGCGTTGTATAAATACAACAAAGACGGAAATAAACAACCAAACATAGATTTTAAGAAATTTATGGAGACAGTAGGATAATGGCACTAACAACAGGTAAAAAACAAACATCAGTAACTCCTAGCTCTATGGCTAATAGAATGGGTGTAGTACCAGCATACGGTGGTGATTGGCTTGCAACAGCAAGTGATACACTTGGTAAAACTTTAGACTTACAAGCAAAAAGAGTAGCAACAATAGAAGAAGAAAAATGGAAAGCACAGTTTAGTATAGATACTTATAAAGCAATAAATGAATTTGCTATGGCAAAAAGAATTGATCCTAATGGATTTAATGAAACTGTTACTCCATATATTGAAGCATTAGTAGAAGCTGTACCTACTAAATACAAAGGTTGGGCAAAACAATACTCAGGTATGATGGCTGCTAGAGAAGGTCAGCAAATAATAAACAGACATTACAATATACAACAACAAGATGCTATAAAAGTTTTACGTAATGATACTGATGTATGGTTATCTAATACTTCTAGAATTATGGAAAGTACTGATTACAAAGACTGGGATCAAACATTTGTTGATAGTCATTTAGCAGAACTTACAGAAAAATCTGCTTCATATGAAAATTTATATAATAGTCTTGATCCACAATACAAAGCTGGATTACCTTTACCTGAAGTATGGAAAAGAGATAAACAACTTAAATTTGAAGGAGCAAGATTAAATTCTAAACATAGAGCTTTATTAGAAAATGCTGCATTAATGGATCAAGAAGCAGTATTACAAGTAGACCTCAATGATGATAATGAAATATATCAACCAAGTGGTGTAAAAGATGAGCCTACAAATGTAGATATTGCAATAGCAACAATAAATAGAAACTTAACTAAATATATGGAAAATCCTGATACTGATGGATTAGATGGTTATACTACACTACTAGATACTACAAATGCTGAAAGAGAAGATTTAGTAAGTAATGCTCAAGAGTATGTAAATACACTTAAAAAAACTTATGATGTAGAACAAAATAAAATAAAAAACCAAGCACAAACTAATTATAATAGAAATATAAATATTTTAACAGATGCAGCTAGTTCTTCTTATACTTCATATGATGAATCAACATTAATTAAAAATTTAAATGCATTAAATGCAACACCAGAAGATCGTGAAAAAGTTTTAACTGCAAATACAAAAAGTAATATTATTGGAAAGTATGCTGCATTTCTTTATGCTGAAGAAGATACAGTTGATTCAGTAACATATAATGGAGAAACTTTAGAATTTGGTAAATTTAATAAAACTTGGAATACAGTTGTTAATAGAGCATTTGCTGAAATGTCAGCAAGAGGTATTACTGGTGTAACTAAAAAAGAAATAAAAACAGGTATTATAAATCAACACATTTATACTTTAACTGGTAAAGAGCCAAATGATTTAACTTTTGAATATAACTTTGCATCAGGTGTTGGTAGTGAAGATTTTGATGCTATGGTAAATTATACTGTAAATATGGGTATAGTTCCACAGCCACTAATTGATTTTATAAATGAAAATGTAGGAGAAGGTGGAGCTGGTTTAAACTTAAATGTAGATGCTAATATAGATACATTAATACAAGTAGCTGGAATGTATAATGTTTTACAAAATACACCTATGCCACTTGAACTAAAAATTGATGGAGTATCACCAGAAACTCAAATGTTATTAGGACAGTTCTATGCAGATTATAAAAATTATTATGATAGAGTAGAAGGTCAAACACAACCATTTATACAATCAAATGATTTTGTAAAAAATTGGTGGGAAATAAGAAATGCATATCAAAATGATGAAGCAGATAAAGTTATTAATGCATTTAATTTAAGATTAGATGATGTTGATGAAGAATTATTAACAGGATTAATGAAAGATTATATTGAAAAAAGTACAGTAAGTATTTTTGGTGTAAATTTTGGATCAACTATAGCACCTCTAACTCCTAGTGAAACTGTAGAGCCATTAATAGATTTTCCTTTACTAAGATATTTTACAGTAAATGCTGAAGAAGTAGCAGATTTAAATGTACAATTAGGTGTAGAAAAAATACAAGAAGTATTACCAGATTATTTAGTTAATTATTATAAAGCAAATAATATAACTGCTGATAGAATAAGAGTAAGATCAAACTTTTTATTAACACAAGATATAAATGACGTTATTCGTTTTATTATGGCTGATCTTTCTAACACAGGACACGGATTCGAATAGTATGGTAGATTTAGTTAAATATCCAATATTCCAAGAGTATGGTGATTA